ATTTAGTTTAATTGCATCAACTTGCCCATCCATTATCTGTTCAGTATGGATAGCATCGTCAGCTACTTTTGCATTTGTAACAGCATCGTCTGCTATGTGTGCAGTATCTATTGACCCATCTACATAATGTTCTGAGTCTATACTGTTGTTAGCTATCTTTGCATTTGTGACCGAGTCAGCTGCTAACTTTGCAGTAGTTACTGCACCATTTAATATCTCAGTAGTTGTAACTGCATTGTTTGCAATTTTGTTTGATGTAACTGCTGAGTTTGCTATGTGTGCAGTATCTATACTTGCGTCTACATAGTGTTCAGAATTTATACTGTCGTCAGCTAATTTAGTGCTGTCTATTATATCTGCTTCTAAATGAACACGATCAATAGATCCATCTACATAATTTCTTGAATCTACAGCATTATCTGCTAATTTTGCGTTTGTAACTGCATTAGCACGAATCGCATTAGTAACTACTGCTTCACTACCAGAATTTTGGTTTAGCTTAACTGCATCAACTTGTCCATCCAGTATATTTTCTGTTACTACAGCATTATCAGCTAATTTAGCATTGGTAATTGCATCATCTTTTATATTAGATGTTTCGATACCACTAGCAGCTATATCATACGACTGTATAAGATTAGGTACTTGCTCTTCTTGTGCTCTATATAAGAGCTGGGTGTTGTTATTATTTAAGTCAGCTGCTTTTACGGATGACCCTGCTGTATATGTAGCCTTAGCTACGTCTACATTAGTGTCACGATATATACGTATTAGAGCTGGACTGGATGGTATATTGCCTGACGTAAAGACCACATCCCCACCACCTGTAGTAGTGTAGTTGGTAATGTTGTAGTGACTGCCTGCTGTTTTTAGGACACCATCTACACGGACTTTAACATCAGAAGATTGATATGAAGGGAAGGTAAAGTTGACTGTTGCGTCACCATCACCTACCTGTTCTTTGAATGTTGTTGCCATTTATTTGTATATGTTGAGGATGTTACCGGATTGACGACCCTTTTCTTGTCGTTGAATTTTT